CCTGGCTCTCGATGTCAAAAAGGAGTAGTCCGTGAACATTAGACGTGTTCTTTTGATCTGGCAATTGCGTCAATATCGAGTCATAATAAACTCGATTGACTTCCCTGAACTCTATGTTTCCACAGAGTTTAAGGGTTTTGAAAAGATTAACTATCTTTCCAGCGATCGTCAGCTTGTCGAGTTAGTTACGGTCTGTATGCTTATAAACAGCATTCAGCTCAATAACTTCCGCGACATCATAGGAGCACGTTTTGTGATGGTAGCGATCCACCCAGTTGTTCGTGAAATTGTGAACAACGAGGTTAAGATCGCAACACCCGCCGCTTGGGCAGCGCTTGTCGCGCGTGCACAGGCTGCGAACGGTCTACCCTCTCCATTGTTTTAGTGACTCAATGGAGAGTATTCCTTGCCTTCCTTCTCCTCACCTTAATCGGTAAGTCAGGTAGGCTTGACATCGAGATAACCAAGGGACTCTTAATGGCCTAAGATCGGCCAACGGTTACACATGTAAATGGGTGACCGCCTACTACTATAGGAGATTTAAAAGAATGGCTAAGCGAACTGTTAGAGAAACGGCTCTATGGGTAACCCTAGGACTTACTATCTTCGGGTCGCTCGTGGTTGCCGGCCTCACTAGTTCGTCGCTGTTCTTCTCCTATGACTCCACAGGGTTTATCTTTAGACTCTGCGGAGGTGCACCATGCCTTCAATAAGCTTTTCTCGGCTTATTCGAGCTCCCGTTAGTCGTCGTCTCACCGATACCTTAACCGGTGTTGTTGAGGACTTTGGGAACAATTGGTCTGAGGGAGACTTGCGTCTCTTTTCTTTCCAGAAGACATGGGTACGGACTCCTGGATTTTTTCAGGATATTCGAGGACGCATCAAACGCAGGTTTGACCTGCCGATGAACGCTTACTCGTATTACAAGAAGGTTACCAACTTCCCTTACGGGACAGTGGTAGTCACAACTTATCCGCCGTTTGCCCCTCTTGGGCCAATGGTAGACGAGTATTCAGGGGCGGTTAATGCCGTCTTGAACCTACCTTCTTTTCCGTATTCTGCAGTAGAAATGCCTGCGTGTGATCTCGATGAACTCGACAATCGTGCGAAGACGGCCACCCTTCGAGAACTAAAAGATTCGAAGGTTAACTTAGTCCAAGCATTTGCTGAGAGAGGTCAGACGTTTCGGCTTATGGGTAATACTATAAGTCGACTAGCGGGAGCTGCTTCGTCCTTAAGACGGGGTAACTTTGCCGCAGCGGCGCTAAGCCTTGGTGTAAAGACGGGCCCTCGTCGGGTTCGCAAGTACACAAAGTCTTGGTCTAAAGACCAGTCAACGGCTGTAGCGAATGGCTGGTTGGAGCTTCAGTACGGATGGAGACCACTACTAACGGACATCTATGGCGCCGCTGAACAACTTGCTCAGCTAAACGTTAGAGAAGTTCGCAACATAGTGAGGAAGTCCGCGTCAGTAAATCTTTCGCGTCGTATGTCGGTGCCGGCCTCTAATCAAGGCCCCAACATCTATGTTGACGTGAAAAGGCGGGTAACGATTAAATACGTTATCTACTATTCAACTCCTCAGGGTAACCATACCTTGACTCAGATAGGGCTTACCAACCCTCTTTTGATTGCTTGGGAGTTGACTCCATGGTCTTTTGTTATTGATTGGATGCTTCCTCTCGGAGACTACATCTCAACTTTAGACGCGACAAGAAACCTCGCGTTTGAGAAAGGGTGTAGAACTTTCTTCGAAGAAGTGACTTTTTATAGCAAGAGTCGTAGCGGTTTAACTGAGCCTGGTAGAGAGTTTAGTGCGGACTATTCCTTGGACACAAAGGAGGTAACCATTTCCCGGCAGAGCATTTCTGCTTTCCCGGAGGTCAACCTTCCCAAGTTCAAGAATCCGCTTTCGACCACTCACCTACTCAACGCGATCGCTCTGTTAACAACGAGTTTGCGCGTCAAATAATGACAACCAGACTCTAATCGAGGTGAAGTATGGGAGCTATCAATAGCATCCTTAACTATCCGTCCCTGATCGGTGATGAGGCTGTCATGCCTCTTTCTGTTCTTACGAACAGTGCAACGGTCAACACAGATGGTTCGTTTACACCGAGTGCCTCTCCGGCTCCCGGTGTTACACGGTGGGTTGATATGAGGGATGGAATCCCTTCATGTTACCCCAGCTTGACGTTCTCGATGCGTCCACCGGTCAGACAAAGTCCGGTCTATCGCATCCACGCCAAGCTCGTCTACCCTGTGCCGGAAAGCGATCTCGGACCTGCGTCGAACGGGGTAACACCCGGCCCGATGAAGGCGTACGAACTCGCTTATCAACTTGACATTCAGATCCCGGAGCGTTCTACGTTGGAGGATCGCCGAAAAGGCTTTTCTCTGCTCGTGGGTCTCTTGGTGAAGAAGCTCAAGTGCTCGGATCTGTCCCCTGATTCATCGACGGGGAGCCCGATCCCAAGCGCGGCTCTAACTCTGGAAAGTGTCTGGGGAGCTTAAATACCTCTTCAGATTTGTCTGACCAGATGTAATCGTCCTCCGTCTTTAGACGGTTCAACAATCGCATCAAAGAGTTAGAAAGGTAGGCAAATGTCAACGATTTCTAAATCATTGGCAAAAGAAGCAAATACGCTTCTAAAGTCGTTCCGTGTATCGGACCAGTTAACTGTGTCCGCAGTTCGTGGTTATCTTGAGTCTCTGGACTCTCCTAGAAGTTTGGCTGTCTGGCTGTTGTTCGTTAACAACGAGCATCGTCAGCTGCTGGATTTGACAATGGATCCAAAAGACTACTTGGATCCCGGAGATTTTCGGAATTCTTACGCGGCAACTATGTTCCTGTCGAAGGCTGAGTTTCTGAAACTCGACCTCGATACGGCGCAGGAAGCTTTTATCAAGTTCGATAAATACGAGCTTGAGTGTAAGAAGACAAACTTACGGTTTTTGAATCTTGGCCTTGATCCTCTCTATAAAGGGGACAACGTTTGGTTGCTTAACGCAACTAAGCGCAAAATAGCCTCGATACTCGGAGACTATAAGCCGCTTGAGGTTATCTCGCATGCGAATTGGGGACCAGGGGTGACGAACGCTATAAAAGGCGTAAACGCCACCTCAGTCAACAAGTTCCAGTACGAAACTGGAATTACACGAGATCTGTATTCCCTTTGGTTCGTCGACAATTTGGGGTCAAACCCGGATGACGGCGTACCATACCCGATATGGCAGGAAGACCTCCTGAAGAGGAGTAATTTTCCGACCTTCGAGGTTGGGAGTGTAACTATCACTGTACCAAAGACGGCTAAAATTGATCGTGTTATATCCGTAGAGCCAGGGTTAAACCTCTGGTATCAAAAGGGTATTGGCACGGCGATTCGACGCCGTTTAAGGTCCAAAGGTGTTGACCTGAACGATCAGGCGGTGAATCAGCAGCTAGCAAAAGTCGCAGTAAAATGTGACTTAGCGACTGTTGATTTCTCGTCCGCAAGCGACTGCATTTCATTACGAGTTGTGGAAGAGTTAATACCTCCTTCATGGTTCGGTTATATGGATGCGGCAAG